ATGATAATACAGCTTTTGGTAGTGGTGCTTTGGTTTTCAATACAACTGCTGATAACAACACTGCCTTAGGATCGGCAGCTTTAGATGCTAATACAACTGGATTTAATAATACAGCTGTGGGTCGTGAAGCTTTAGGAGCAAACACAACTGGATATAATAATACAGCAGTTGCTAGAGGATCTGGTATTGCTGTAACTACTGGTATTGATAATACCCTTGTAGGTACTTATGCAGGATATGAACTAACTACAGGCAGTAACAATCTTTTCTTAGGTAATGATGCTGGTAGAGCTACTGCTCCCGGTGGTAGTCATGTAACTGCTAGCAATAGAATTGTTTTTGGAAATAACTCCATTACAGATGCACATATAAAAGTTTCACTTGACGTTACTTCAGATGAACGTGATAAAGCAGATATAACTGATTTTACAAAAGGTCTTGATATTGTAAATGCTCTTAGACCAGTAACTTATAAATGGGATATGAGATCGGATTATAGTGATGATTTAAGTGCTACTCCTGATGGAACACATAAGGGTGAAAAAACAGAAATTGGATTAATTGCACAGGAAGTTGAAACAATAGAAAAAGCAAATGGATATAGCACAGATGAAAATGATCGTTTGTTTATAAGTAAGTCAACTGATGGATTAAATTATGGTCTTAAATATGAACGATTAGTTCCCGTACTTGTAAACGCAATAAAAGAACTATCCGCAAAAGTCACAGCCCTCGAAGCAGGGTAAACTAAAAGTAACCTAATTTTTTTATCATGGAAGAAAGAACCGCAGATGAAATCGCAGCAATCTTTTCTGCTGCTGGTGATAGCGTAACTGTTATCAACACTGCTAAAACATCAGATGAAACTGATGATGAGTATAAAGACAAGATCAAGCGTAATGTAGAGCATCTTGAAATTATCAAGGCTTACAAAAAACTTGATGAAACTACATCTATTTGGGGTTCAGAAGACTTTACTGCTATTGACAAAGCTGTTGTTGATGGTAAAAAAGTATATTCGTAAATTTTAAATATGAACAAAATTGAAGAACTACAACAAAGGCTTGCTCAATTAAGCCAAGAGAGAGCGCAACTTTCTATTTCTTATAACCAGTTTACTGGTGCAATGATGGAGGTCGAACGTCAGCTTGCTGAGGAGCAACAGAAGATCGAAGGATCGCAGCCATCAGATACAGAGGCATCAACCCTACAAGAAGAAACAGCACCATCAACGTAAGTGGTGCTGCTAATCTTGCCAATAATTCTTTTAGCATATGTTTAATAAGATCGCTAATGCCTTGAGTATAGCTTCATTTGTGCTTGTAGTCAGTACTTTAGGCTCAGCTTTTTTTGGCTACAGATATATTAATTCTGAACAATTTAAAGCTAAGATAATGAATAAAATACTTGATGAAGTCAAAGGACTATTACCTAATGTATTAGATAAAGGATTACCCGATATGACAGGGCCATCAATACCTACACCACTTCCTAAACAAGAAGTTAAGTTTTAATTGGAAATACCAGAGATACATATACCTGATGTACATATTCCATATACCTATGTGCCTGACTATAGCCATTCAAATATACAAGTAATAGGTTGCACTTATTACCACAGAGATACAAAGAATACAGGCAATAGAAATTTAATAATAGAAGATCCTAATGGTGTTATAAGTAACTGCCCTTATCCAAGTTTTTATCCTTTAAATTATCAACCAGACCAATTAACTATTGTCGAGGAAGCTGCACCAATACAACAAGAATCAAAGCCTTTACCAGAAGGCAAACCACCTCAAGCAAAGATACCAAAAGATAAAAAGAAAGAGGAAACATACCAACCATGCCCACCTAAAAATGCACCATATAGGGAAGGAGATTTTAAAAATGAGCTTCGACTTGAAAGGTTGGTAAGATATGAACGAGATATATCCGATGGTTCTTGTAATGCAGTCTGGGAAAAAGTACCTTTCATCGATCAATATATACCTACACCTAGCACTATTGTCTCTACTGCTGTTATTGCTAGTGTGGCTGCGACTACTCCTATTATTTTAAATTTAGTAAAACCATTAGTTAAACAAGTTATAAAGAAACTTACTTCTCGGAAGTCAAAGAATGAGAATGAGGAATAACTTGATTCGGAGGTATTGTAACGGAAATCCCAGAACATATTGATGCAAACTTACCAGTAAATGTAACACCAAGTTTCGCTTGTTCTCCACATACCTTTAGCCTAAAAAGAGCAAGCTCTAATTTTCCCTTTTCATATAGTAATTGTTGATTCTTTATATTTACCTTTGTTGCTTGGTGACATAGTGCAGGTGCTTTGCCTAATGGAATACTGAACTGTGCTGATATACCATAATTTAAATTAAAATTATCTTTTTCAAATCTAGGGATCTCTGAATAATATTTAATATCTCCAGTATCTTCATCGTATATTGGTGTTCTTGTTATATATTCTTTTGGTCGTGCGAAAGACCAACTATCTGTTACATAGGGTGTAATTGTAAGGCTAGGAGAACTACAAACAATACCCTGCGACATTCTAAATTGGGGATTAGATTGCGGAGCTATCATGGTGGCATTGTTATTTACCGTTCCTTGTGCGTTACTAGATGGACTTGCTACGGTTGTATTAGCCAAAACCCTTGCAGGGCAAAGGATTACAAGAATTACTGACCAAAGGTAGTTTCTACCGTGGTTGTTGTAGTAGTATTTATTACCCGATTGATGCTTGTAATAGTGTCCAAACCGGGGGAAATTATAGATTCGACTAAACTGAAAGGCTGACCTGCGTTTACTATTTTCCATCTAGGCACTCCTTCCAACGTAGGACTTGTATATGAGAAGTTAACGCCATTAACTGTTTGCGAAGCTTCTGCTGTAGGTATAGAGTTAATATAGCCATCAACATCTGCACTCTCTATGTTCGTGCCTGAGACGCTTAGAGAATACCCTGTACGAAACTGATGAGATACCACCGATTCTGTTATTACTGACTCCGTCTGTGAATTTGTACTTGAAGATCCTGTTCGGAACGTAGGTATCAATGGATTTGCAAGAGTTTTGACAGGAAATAATATTATTAATAGCAGCCAAAGTTTAGTCAATTGTAATAGTTACGGTAGTCGATCCTATGCAACTTGAGCCTGATCCAAATGCACCACTACAAGTATGTACGCCACTAGATAAACTTGTCATTGCTCCAGATCCTAATGTGCCACCACTTCCTATTGTTGTCTGTCCACCAAGATGAGGTAATGCTGCTATGCCTGACGATGGAGTGATTGCACTTGGAGTAGCATCACCCATAGTTACCGCTTCAGTTAGTGAGAATGCACTCCCTGCGGTAGTTACTGCTTTGTCAGTTTGTATAAGAGCCGGAACACCTGCGGTCAAACTTGAAACATTGAGTCCTCCAATAGCACCAGAAGTTGTAGATCCTCCGGCAGTTACTGATGGAGTTATGTTATTACCTGATATTGAATATGTTGTGCCTAATTTATTCGTAACAGAGTACGGCATATCTACCGTGATCTGGGCAGATGTCGTAAACTTTTGCGTAATGTCTGCTAGTGCTACAGAAGGACTAAACAGTAATAGTAGTGCTAGTAGTTTCTTCATTTGACTCCTACGTTAGTGTCTTTGTTATCCAATACTTTAGCAGCGTTAGCAGGTTTCTTTTTGTTAACAGAGATACCATAGCTGCCTAAAACCCCACTGGTCAAGCCGGCTAAAAACGCTCCATCATTACGGATCTTATCCATGTATCCAAGAGTCATCATTGCCAATGACCAGACAAGAATCATAAATCTGACAGCATGACCAAAAATTTCAGCCCAATCAGTTCCTTCTTTTTCTTCTTGTTCCTCTGCCATAATTAGGATTTATTAGTCATACTATACATAATTACCTATTTACGCAAATGCCTGAGATATATGGTGCATTAGTAGGAGCAGCAGCTACTGCTTTAGTTATGGTTATATCTAACATGAGTAGTCGTAGAGAACGAGACATACGAGACATATACTTTAGACTTAACAAGTTGTCAGAAGCGGTTAGCAAGATAGAAGGCAAGATCCAGTAACGTGTGCTATGTTTGGAAAAACAAACAAACTATGTACAAAATACTAAAACCTATACTATTACGCTTCCTTTCTACGACAGGATGCAAAAGGTTAATTGTAGATTTACTACGGTCAATTTGTAAGCAGACCTCAAATACATTAGATGACCGTGCTGTAGACCTGCTTGAACAGCAGTTGTTTCCTAAATTAAATTGATGGCTAAAGATAAATTTCTCAACATCGAAATAGAAGAGCCACCTGTAGAATTACAGTTATCTGTAGAGATGCGTATTAGAGAAGTTTTAAAAAGCGATGATTACGATGGC